CTACACCTTCGGCAATACTAATTTTACCATCTTGCATTGCCAATTCTGATTTCTCGGCAACATTAATTATCGTGCCAAGTGCTTTTTTTAAATCTTCCATTGTTTAATTTTTTAATAATACGATTACTAATTTCTCTTTTACCATAGCGTAACCACAAAGGTAAACTATTTATTGAGAATACTATTTTTTTGTTAATTCTGCCGAGCCTGTTAATCCAGCACATATACCGAGTAATAAAGTTAATACTGACACTACCACCGATGGCAAAGGAAATAATAAAGCAATAGTTATCGCTGCACCTGTGTACATAGCATACTTGCTTATCGCCTTAAATAACTCTGGACTTTCTGCCTTTAACCTTTCGGTTATCATTTTTATTACCTTATTTATCATTGTTCTCCTTTGATATTTTGAGTGCTAAATAGGTCAATGTCAATATACCTACCAGGAAACCTATAATGCCATTAGCAACTTCCATGTGTTCTGTAACCGAAATACTCATTAATTTAAAGTTTGCAACTGATACAATACCACCACCTAATGTCGTTAAAATAGTCTTAAGATTTTCCATTATACCCACTCGTTATACCATTGTTTATTTTATATTTCTTCTAAATCTTCAGAATCAATATCAGTACCCTCAGCATTTTTCTCATATCCTGCAAACGAATGTACGCAATCTGTTGGGAATATCTCATTAGTTCCAAAGTCAAATTCTTCTGTAGTCATTAAATCGTAAAATACTCCATCATAATAAACAGGAGGAGTAATCTCGTGTCCTTCATCATCATACGTTGCAGGTATCTCTACTATTTGTCCTATGTAAACTATAGCTTGTGTACCATTTCTGTAAACATCTTGAGTAACTCCTTCTTCAGTTATTACTTCATAAGTACCTTTAGCAAGTAAGTCTGCATCTCCTTCTGCTTTGTCTGTAAATTGGAGTTTATATATGTTCATTTCTTTTATTCTTAATCTTTGGTTATAACTATTAGTTATTATATGTATAGTTTTTTCAATTTTCTTATCTTATTGTGCTTCTTATGTATAGTTTATTATTTATTCTTTATAGAAACTATTAGTTTGTTTAATTATACTTTTTTACTCTTGTTATTTTTATGTGTGTAATTGTTACCCTTGTTTATTTATGAAGTTAAAGCTGCTAATTGAGTATCGCTCAACGAAGTATCGTAGACTTGTACTTGTTTTACTTTGCCGTAGAAAGGCAAAACATTATTACCATTATAATCAAAAGATAAATTATCTAATGTAGCGTCAAAAGTAAAAGTACCTGCTAAACTTCCTTGATTTGGAGTAACAGGACTTCCATCAACATATATTAAACTTTCTCCACTTTTATAGCTAATTGCTACCTTATAAAAAGTATTAGCAGAAGTAACAATATTAGAACTTGAAAATACAGAAACATTCTCAGATTGAACTCTGAGAAAAAAGTCATCACTTCCAAAAAACCCTATTGCTACACTATTTCTATCAGAATTAGAGGCAGCATTATTTAAAGTAATTAATCCCAAGGAAGGCATAATGGTGGTAGGTTTAGATAATTCTATAAAGAATGTTCCTTCTGTTTGTCCTATCAAACTACCTATACCATCTCTTGTGAAGATGTCTTGGTTTCTTGTTACTGTACTTCCTGATGTTGGTATGTAAGATGTTGCGTAAGAGCCTTCTTCTAATGTCATACCCCATATAATAACATAATTTGTACTATCCATTTCAACAGGAAATGACATTGTAGGTCTAACTTGTGCTGAGCTATCAGTTGTATATGTTAAAGAAATCTTATAGTAATCGTTAGTATAAGAAGTTATTGTTGCTGAAGCATTTGAAAAAGCACCTGTTGAAGATGCTGCTGAAGATATAGTACCATTAGATAAATCAAATGTAACTTGCGACCTATTGCTACTTGAAGCACCATAAGAAATAAAATTCACTAAAGTATAATTGTTTGGCTTAATAAATATACTTTGAGTATAAGTTATTGCTGAAGTTGCTTTAGTAAAATTTAAATTTATATTCCCATAAACTCCTGAAGAAGTTAATTTAGTTGCATTAGATTCTCCACTTGGAGAAGTTGCAAAATTTGGAGTATAACTAACAAGATATTCTCCATAAGAAGCATCTTCAAAATCTTCTGACTCAATAACCAAATTTGTTCTCTGTGGCTCTGCTAATATATGTGGACAACCTCCTCCTGTGTAGTCTATACGAGGTACGTTAGATAAAACATCTGCAATTAAACCATTCTCATCTACTCTTGTAGCATCTGTTGCTCTAGTAACATCCATATCAGCAGCACCATCACTAGGTATAACACCATACAAAGTTCCTGCCTTATATCCGTTAGGAGTTACTACAATACTTACATCATCTAATAAACTCATTCTATATTATTTAAAGTTGTTAATTGGTCTATCAAACAAGCCTTAGCTTCAAATACTCCACCATCTGCATAAACTCTTATCACATAGTCGCCAACTTGCTCATCTGGATGCATACAATCTGACTGATTAGGGATTGAATATCTTATAGTTTCATAACTTCCCCACCAAGTGCTACAATATATTTTTCCCCAACTCATCCTTTTGTTTTTTTAGGTATTTTTCTAACTTCTTTATGTTTTTTAATTTAGTTTTTTCGCTTTTTAAATTTGCCATCCGTTATATGAATTGTTACTACTTGGATTAATATCCTCATTTGTATTACTTGACCATTCTGGATAATCATCTCCGTTATAACACATATAATCAATGAACCTCTGCGAATAGTGTTGGGCAATATTCCTGTTCTTCTCTACTAAATAATCTATCTCATCTTTTTCAACAGATGTGCTATTCTCGGATGTGTGCTTAAATACTCCCTTATTAGCCACTTGATACGCTGCAAAAGGTAAGTACTCAACCAATGCCCAAAAGATTGTCATAGGCTTTATATAGGTGTTTACAAGCGATAAATAGTCGCCTGTTAATGTGTCGGCAACAATATCAGCACTTATCTTATTATATAAGTCAGTACCCATATATCTTTGCAAGTGTATATCTTGTGCTACCTCAATGTATTGCAAGAATTTATCAGGATCTAACGAGCCATCAAGTACACTATACCTTTTTAAATCTGTGTTAGTTATGAATAACGCTTTGCTCATCTTATTTTATTTGTTTACAAATGCTTTATTTGGCATATCAACAGGTCTTTGAGCCACTTCTTTTTCATTTATAGGCAACCTTTCTCTCTCATCTGGTGGTAAAGCATTAATCATTCTTTTTGCCTCATTTACACCTATCTTTTTGTTGTTCTTTTTAAGGTATGTTTGCCTCATCCAAAAATGATGGCATCCTCCTCCTCCTTTGTAAAGCCAAATACTATATGTATCAGCACCACTTAATCCCCATCCTTTATTTACAGGCTTATCTCCAGCAGCAATAATATCCTCTTTACGATATACTTTATTAGCACTTACCATTTTCTTGCAAAATTCTCTGCTTTCCCCCTCTGAATCTGTTTTGTTCGGAGCGTATTTATATCTCACCTTAAACAAATTAGTATCCTGTTCACTTTTACCATTTGGATTGCTACTTGGCACTTTAGCCATTAACACCTTATCAAAATCTGCTTCCTTTTCGTAATCAACTGGTCTTTCATCTATTAATTCCCACTCATCGCTTATTTCCTCGCCATCTTCTGTTAAGTCATATTCAGCAGACATCTTAACTCCTGTTTCTTCCTCTGCTGCCTCCTTATTTAAACCATCAGTATCAATAAATTCCAAAGGCTCTAATGTCTTAAAATAAGTATTTAATGATATGTTATTAATCGCCAATATCTCATCTATAACATCAGTTATTTCTTCTTGGTAGGAATTAATAACAACATTGTCAAAAAGCAAAGTAGCAGTTCTAATTTCATCGGCATTATTACCTAAACTATTGCCACCATCTCTTAATCCAATAAGCATTGGAGATGTTACCCTATGACCTACTATTAGTTTCTTAACACATTCCTCACTTAAATAAGCATAATGGTCTGGAGCATCATTTAGTGGTAAATCTTCTACACTTGTTTTGCTCTCTGCATTAGCATTAAAGGCTATAATTACTTTCTCGCCTTTAGTACCTGTCAACTTGTTTAATACATCTCTCTTGATTTGCTCTCGCTTTTCTTCATCAGGCACACCATTGTTAAAGTTGACTACTTTAGTACCACTAAAACCATTGATAGTATCGTTAATCAAGTAATCGCCTATTTCTTCTTCCAAGACTGAATAAGGTAAAGCACCTTGATAATCAACAGGGGAATAATAGTAATAACCACTCACATAAGGTTTCAATACATATAACTCATTCTTGCCTTTGCCATATCCAAATGCTGCTATTCTTGTAGGCTCTTCGCTTGGCTTCTTATTAATCCAATCTGGATGATAATACCAAGCCTCAATTTCGCCATCCTTATTACACTTTTCTGCTCTTAAAGTTTCCATAGGAAAGTGTGATACTTTAACTACTTCGCCTTTATCATAGGTCAACTGAAAAGCAGCCATTCCAAGTAACTTTCTATCCATCGCA